CTTCCTGAAAGTGGGGGGTCATCACACGTAGATACTACTTCTCGACCCATCAGCATGTCAGCTTTTTCTAGGTAGTTTTCCACCCTCTCCTCAAACGAACCCCCGGTATCAAAAATACGCTGTAGCTTAGGCTTGATGTCCAACGCTGGCATCAACCCCCTGTAAGAAAGGTAAAGATACCTGTCACAAGGGTTTCCTAAACTTGAGGGATAAAACACACCCGCTCTAGGGGGTCGTCCCTCAGAGACCATAGTACTTTCCAACTGTTTTATAAGCCATCTATCCTTAGATACGAATTCCCCCATCTCTAAAGACTGGGTTCTAATCTGTTTAATTCCCGACATAATCTATCCTTTATAGTTTTCAATGTATTTTCCCTAAAGTGCCAAATCTCTTCTATTCCCATATCCTTTAACTTAGCATCTCGTTTTGCGTCCCGTTTAGCTAAATGACCGAAAGGGCCATCCGCTTCCACAACTACCTCTATCTCAGGCAGGTAGAAGTCTACATCATATGTACCAAACCTAGCTTGAGATATGTATCGTAATCCAGTTTCTTCTATGCACTTCTGTATAAGCTTCTCCTGCTCAGTCCAGAATTTCGACGGCATCTATTATTTTCTTCATTTCATCTGGGTAATCCGCAGCAAAGCCACGCAGGTTATCAAACCCCTGTACCTTACCTGATGGGAATTTATCGCAGTAATACCACGCTCCCCGTTTAGTTATAATACCTTTCTCCAAAGCTTCCCGCAAAAAGGTTTCATTTGTATCTATACCCCCCTCAATACGGAACGGTATCTCAATTTGCTCCCATCTTTCCCCGCCGAACTTATCTTTCAGCAATGCGGCTTGTATCATAAACCCAACACGCTTATCCTTTTCTTTAATGTAAGCCCCTCTACGAGTCTCCATTACGGCATGAGCAAAGAATTGCTGTCCCTTACCACCCGGCATTGTTTCAATAGCGGATACCGGCCCCATAGAACCTCTCACCTGATTGATAACAACTAAAGCTGAACCGTGCTTCAACAACGGAAGCAATCTAACTAAGGCTTGGTTCCATGATCTTGCTTGCCATGCTATAGGATTGTACCCGAAAGAATCCTTGTTATCCATAATAGCCATCGGTATAAGACCAGCTACACTATCTAGGACAACTAAATCAACTCCCGCCTTTAGACCAGCCTCCATAGCCCTGTACGCTTCTTCTGCGGTAGGTGCTTGTTTTATTAACATATTGGACGTATCTAGCCCACACTTACCCATCCACACAGCATCCCAAGACATTTCTGTATCTACCCACAACGAAACCCCGCCTTGGGCTTGAACAGATTTGCACAATTGACTGGCAAGATAAGACTTACCTGACGACCATCCACCAAAAAATAAAGAGAACTTCTTCTTCGGTATCCCCCCGCTAGTAATCCTGTCCAATTGCGGTAGGTTAAAGGGTATCTTCTCGTAAGAAAATTCGTCTGAATCCCCCGTTACCAAACCTAAAGTCTTATCGTCTAATAAGTCTTTGAATAGGTTACTCGCTGTCATCTTTTAACCCACCCCTATTGATGTAGGCTTCTGACCACGCAAAACAAACCGCAGCACATTGGATAAGTTCCTCAAACATACCGGCTATACGCTGGTCGTTCACATCCTTAGCAACCTCACCAATTTCCTCAGTTAAAATTGACATCCACTGTAAATCCGTATTATCTGTTTGGTCTCCCCATCGCTCGTCCTGTCTCTCTCTTTCCGCTAGAACAGCTTCAAGAATCTTTACTCGTGTTATTTCATTCATTATCCAGCATCCTTTAAAATCTTCTCCACTTCCGCATCAGCCAATTTATATAGTTTAACAAAAGCCTTTCCTAAAGCTTGTTTCGCAGTCTCAATTTGTTCTTCTATATCGTGGTCGGTATCAAGATCATAAATACCGACCGTCGCCTTTGCCGAATTATAGTTTCCTAAATTTACAGTAAATGACAGTTCTTGTGATACTTTCGCCATTATGTTCTCCTTAATCCCAGTCTATGTAACTACTAATTGTATCAGGTTTTGGTGTCTCCGTCAATACGAAATCCTTCTTAGTTGCCCAAGAAGGGTCACATACTTCCAAGTCTACCTGCAAAGGTATATTTAATGAATTTATCTCTAACAATTCTTTAATTGCGGGGACAACCTCATACGCCTCATCTTTGTGTATCTCACAAATAATCTCATCGTGTACCTGTAACAACATAGTGCTTTTCTTATCCTCTAAATATTCCGAAACTACAATCATACGCTCACTCAGTAAGTCAGCACTGGTTCCCTGTATGAGATAGTTGACAGCTTTGTACCCCTTGTCTGAAGGTACTTTGTAAATCCTGCCAAATTTATTCTGAACCCATCCACGGCGTTCGATCATTCTAACCACGGTATCAAAGAATTTCTTTGACCCCGCTATGTTTGCAAAGTATTCCTTCTTATATCTCGCCGCTTCCTTAGGGGTAGTCTTCAACTGTTGAGCTAACTTATCTTTACCAATCCCATAGATCACTCCGAACGTAATCGTCTTAGCGAGTTGCCTGTAGAATTTAAAGTCCGGGCTATCTTCATCTACTTTGAAAGCCAGCTTTGCAGCTTCCGCATGAAAATCTACATCCCCTTGTCTCATAAGTTCTAACATAGCTGGGTTATTTATGTAATACATAAACATCCGAACTTCCATTTGAGAGTAATCGTAAGATACTAAGTAATGATTGTCCCTCGGAATAAACAACCTACGAATAGAAACTTGTCCGGGGTTCGACTCGTCAAGAGATTCATCGCCTATGAACCCCCACGACTTGATAACTTCATCACTTAGTTTCTTACTATCTAAAGCATTGCCACCCTTAGAAGCTATGGTCGCCCCTACCCGTTCCCTGACATCTAAGAGTTCTTCCGGTGTAAAATCGACATCATAAAGTTTGTAATGGTTACGAGGGATGTTTTGAAGGTTAGGACTGCGTGAGGCTAACCGCCCCGTAACAGTTCCCCAGTTAGCAAAGGTGGTATGCATCACAGGCGTTTCAAGGTACGGTTCGATGTATGTGGACTTTAACTTCGCCAACGTCCTGTGCTGCCGTATCAGGCCCGCTACGGGGTGATTTATCTGGACTAACGCCCCCTCATTCCAAGCCTCTGCTCCTGATGCAGTTTTCATAGGAGAATGTATACCCACTGAATTAAAATACGAACCGACTTGTTGGGGACTGGATATATTAAATACCTGCCCCGCAAGAGTTTCTATACGATGTTGGATGTCTGCACTGCGGGTACTAAGCTTCTCCGATACCGCTAAAGCGTACTTCTGGTCTATCCGCATGCCTTGACGCTCCATATCTAACAAAACTCTTGTCAAATCTATCTGCGTCTGCCACACATCCTCTTGATTACTCTTCTTTATCTTCGCCAGCGAGTCCTCATACAACTTTAGTGTCCAGTAAGCGTCCTTTTCGCAGTAAGGCCCCAAAATTTCGGTCGGACACATGGAAAAATCCCGATTCCACCTGTTCTTCACCAATGTTTGCTTGGTTTCTTTGTCATAAGCGGCATTATTGGGGCCAAAACGCCTAGAAATGGTCTCCGTTAGGGATAAACCGTTTACAATGCTCGATTCAGTCAGCCTAGCCATCACAATCACATCAATTAGCTGCTTGTCGTCTACATGGAACCCCTCTTGCTCCAAAAAGGGCACATCGAACTTCAAATTGTAAGCTATAACACGTTTTATCTTGTTTAACTCGTCAAAAAGGGGGGATAGGTACTTCGGGTCGAGATTACCCCCTAAACTTTGGTGCCTGAACGGAAAATAAAACGTATGGTCTGGAACCGCCACCCCAACCCCACATAATTGGTGATGAGAGTATGCGTCCAGACCATTTGTTTCACAATCTACCGCCCAATCCTCGTAATTACCGAGGGTGGCAACAGCCGAATCGAATTGTTGCCCGGTTAGCACTAACACTAGAAGGGCAGTTCTTCATCGTCGTCATCTGAAGCTAACGCCGTAGCTGTCTCAGGTACATCCGCATCAGCCTCTGCTGACGGGGTACTGGACTCACTATACGTTTCCATCATGTAATCCTTTACGGATTGAAGGTCTCCGATAGTGTTGTACCTAGCTTCGGGTATCTCATCTTCCCTAGTGGTTGCAGTTATCGTATAGGTGGTATCCAATCCCGCACCTGTACGCCGAACCCTCACAACACCTTTGCTCAAATGGCCCCAGTCATTGTAAACGTCTACCAACTGGTTCCAGATGTAGTTACCACGACCGAAGGTTAGAGGTAATATACGGAAATCGTTGACGACCTCCTTGTACATTGTCTTACCTGATGGGCTTGTAACCGCTTCCCATGAATCCATTTTACGCTCGGGATGGATTACTTCTGTAACGTATGTCCAGAAAGCAAACCTGTGTTGAGGCTTACTGTCCGAGGGAACTACTCCCAGAGGGCCATCTGGCCCAGATAGTACACTTTTGTATGTGTTATCATCCCTAAATGTATGCATCCAATATTCTTCCAAGAACGGATCATCATCATCTCCGGTAGCAACCGAAATGATAAATGCTTGGTCACCATCTCGCAACCACATTTCTTTCCGGAGACCCCCTGAATTAGATCGCTCTGAAGCTGTTGAACTTGCTCGCTCCTGTATAGACTTTATCCCACTCATACTTCTCCTCCTACCAGTATTCCCGGTCTTGGATTATTTTATCAATCACTTGTTTATCTCGAATATCTTGAACATCCTTATATTGCAAAGGAATATCAACATATGCTATTCTAACTGACTGTCCCAGATATGTCAAGGCTTTCTCCTTACCTATCTGTCCAGCCTCATCATTATCAAGACATAATACCACCTCACCTACTGGTAACTCTTGTACCAACTCTACCTGCTTTTTCGATATAGACATGCCTAAAATAGCCACTGCACTATATCCTAACTGATTTAACCACATTGCGTCAAGTGGCCCTTCAACAATACATAGTAATTTTGAAGGCTTTATTAAATTGCCGCCGAATAAAACTCTAGATTTCTTGAAGTTTTGTGGGTACAGGTATTTTGGAAACCCACTCTCACGACGTATTACCCAACCTACATCAACGTTATCTAAATCCTTAATGGGTATCGCTAACCCATTCTCCGCCGTTATTCCCGCACCCCATTTCTTCAACGTTTGTTTATCGAAACCCCTACTGAAAACCCAGTTAGGTACAAACTTTTGGTTGAACGGGAAGTCCACTTCCGGTAGGTGGGTGGGTTCTACCTCAAATTCATCGAAGAAATCTGTACCAACTGATACACTATGATCTCCCAAGAACTGAGATAGCTGCCCCGAAGAAAGATTCAAGTACTCTTGAACGAAACCTCTTAGGCTACCCTGTCCACACCCCCGAAAGCAAATCCATACACCTTTACTAGTGTTTATGGAGCATGAAGTATGCTGGTCATAGTGAAATGGGCAAAGAATATTGAACTGTTCTTCACCCGCAGGTACCGAAATACCTGCTTCTAATAGCACTGATGCCCAATCAAACATTACGCCTTCGCTTTACGGTCTGCTTTGTTCGCTCTAACGAATAGAACAACTTCATTTTTGTACCCGCTGGAGTCAGAGACAGACCCGTTACGGATATCTCCGACTGTAATAGAGACCGAAGGTTTCCCCGGCCCCTTACTACGCCCAGTTTTTACAACTATGCTGTCCTCATCATCTTTAAACCAACCAAGTAATCCCATTATAGACCTCCTATAGTCCTATATCGAACTCTTCGACTTGTCCACTATCCACATTCCAAGTAAAGGTGCAGTTATCAACCGGCAAATCCCCATCCCTATACTTCTGAAATTGTATTTCCCTTTGATCGTCAACGTCTTCTACCATGCACATTGACAGGGCAACGTCAGAAGCTCGGATGAGGGCATCGCCAAATGCAACCTGATCTGCTCTGGGGGGCACAAACATGTTTGACGCATCCCTTGTAGCCTGTGTTGAAACCATTATAGCATTATTCTGCGATAACGCAAAATTCTTTAGCCCGTAGAATAAGCTATGGCTTTGTTCCCATGCCGCCTTTCGTGAATCTGATGTGGATACTAAGTATACCCCATCTATAACGGTAAGGTCAGGTGAGTATTTACGTATCAGTCCTGCGATACTGGGCAAAGATATGCTATCTTCACCATTAATATGATCACATACTAGCAGTTTATTGGCGTTTGTTTCCGAAAGAAACTTCTTATACACAGTTTCATCTATAGGTTGACCAGATCGTATAGCTCTATGGGATAACTTATACCCCATCATATTAGCAAGTATGACATCCATACGCATCTCTATAGAACGTTTTGTCATTTCAGTGGATACCAACAGTACTCTACGGTTATCCAGTATAGCTTCCGCTGCAACCTTTACACATAACCAAGTCTTACCGACGGTAGGGCGGGCAAAAGCAGATATCAAATCCCCTTCCTGCCAACCCATTCCCGTGCTGTTGATAGTTCTAAAGGGGGTACGTATCCCAATCATACCCTCTCCCATCTCTCGTTTCTTATTACGGGCTTGCCACTCCGTGAATCTATCTGAATCACCGGTATCGTAATACGATACATCCTCATCATAGGTAACCTCAACATCTGCTAGAGACTGAGTAATTGCACTCAAAGCAGCTTTAGGGTTATCTTGCAACACAGTCTTATTTGAACTGAATGAATTTACGATTTCTCTAAACAAAACCTGCTTCTTAAACTCATCTTGAGCATAATCGAAGTTAGTGGTAACTGCTTCAATCCGCAACTTAGGGAAGTTCTCTGTCAGAACACTGGGTTCTGGAAACTCTTTATATTCATCTATATGAGAGTTAATGAATCTAACTGCCTCCCCATGAATAACAAAGTTCTTTATAGGGAATTTAAACTTACGGTAGTTATTTTCGTTACAAAGACCGTAAACAATGGCTGATTCCATAAAATTAAAATTAGCACTATCCATATCTACCCTACCTTGATGAGTACATTACTCTGTTATAACTATTATGTATATAAAAATTACATGCCGGGTCAGGGGGGTTGTCCACTACCTGCTTGGCATCTGTATAAGAGGAGTATACACCATAATCCCAAACTTGTCTAGCATCATTATTGACACCAACAACTCTGAATTTATTGGTGGGTGCTGCTCTTTGTCCTAGAGAATCAAGTAGCCGGGGTGAATTCTGCTTGCGTTCCTTGTAAGCCATACTTCTGCTCCAATTGTAAAACTAAATTTGAATACGTTTTTTTGTCAGACGCAGCAGGGAACCATTTGGTTTCCAAGCGCATCAAATGTCTCCAAATTATTCTACAGGGATTGGAAGGCCGTGTCAACACTAACCAGTAAAGATCGGGTCTTTTACAGTCAGGAAGGTAATAAGATAGTCCACCTAAAGTGTATGGGATGGTAGCGTTCTTGTCGTTCTTCTTAAGTGAGGATAGTAAAGCGCAAAGGATATCATAATATCCATGCTTCTCTATAGCATTCTTTAACATACTCATCTCTCGACCGATGAAAGTGGAAACCGCATACTCCTGTCCAGTTACATCTTTATATAACTTCTCATATTCGGAGAATGCAGTCCTACAAGTTAGTTGTTTTTGTGTCTTGGTTCCCATAATAATTTAATAACTTATCTTTAACTTGCGCTCGTACCTTGTGGGGTGAGATACCCCCTAGTTTAAAGTAAATTTCCTTATTATTATACTTATTTAACTTAGCTTCGATGTATTTTTGTTCGATGGGGGTTAAATTTATCTGTTTTAGTTCTTCTACAAAAGCTACTATCCCAAAACCGGGGTCTTCTACGGCTGCTAACTCCTCAAGGCTCTGATTTCCTCCATCGTCTGAAATCTGAACGAAAATCGGCTGTCTTTTCAAACGTGCTTGCGCTTTTGTGATAAGAGTTCGTATGGTATTCACCATACTGGTATGTAAATAAGTATGGAAGGAAGCATTTCGATCAGGATTATACTTTTTTGCTGCCTTACATATAACTAAACGTAACTCTTGGGCTACATCTTCTCGTTCCATACCTACAATTGAAGATTGGGAAGCCATTTTTTGTACTTTAGGTTCCCACTGCATTATTAAATCGTCGTTTATCTCCACTATCTACCCGCTTTCTATTTTTATAACAGTCTATTGTGCAAAAAGTTCGCTTCTTTCCTATTAATGCTCGGTGCTTGATTACAGCTTTACGTCTGTAGAAAACAACTCCGCACCACTCACATCTTATTTTAGCATAGTAGTGCTGGAAATAGCAAGAACCTTTATGAAGTGGCACAACTTTTCCACGAGATGGAGGGTTTATCATTATTTTACGACAAACTCTGCACCGTCTCCTGCGGACTTTAGGGGGCCTGTCCTCCGGATTGGGACGAACAGCAGCGGTAGGCATACCCCGTCTATCCAGAATCTGCCAAACGTTCTCCCTGCTGGTACCAACCCTCTTAGCTATATAACCTAAAGTCCACTCAGGGTGTTTCTCCCTAGCTCGTATAACGTGCTTTACACGACGCATTCCTAAAAGTCATCTGTGGATAGTAGGCTCTCTTCGTATGCTTTTACATTATCGGTTATTTGAGCCTTCCATTTAGCTGCTAATTTAGTTGCGTTAACAGTCCCCTCATCTGACATAATAATAAATGAGGATGCTGTTACAATTCTCGTCCACTGTGCGTCCGTGAATGATACTGTTACATCTGGCATTACTTTTTCTCCTTTAATTCTTTAACTTCTTTACGTAATTTTTTAACTACATCTAACAACATAACTGATAAGCCATCATATTTCACTGCTTCTGGGTTTCCTTCTTCATTGTACACAATTAAC